AGTACAAGCGCAAGCCAGCAAACTTACAGGCCTGCAAATTGAGAAACGAAAATTCCCAGCTATTAACCAATAAACACTATTATTTTGTTAGCCCAACAAAATGGTTGAAATACTAATTCAGTATATTTAACTTAAATTTCAACAACCTTAAAATATCGTTTAAAATGAAAAAAATCACCTTGATTATTTTGTTTCTCGCAGCAATGTGGAGCTGCAAGAAAGATGAACCTGATTTAATTGAATTATCGACTACTGAAATTACGCTAAATTATGGTGACGAATACCAGATTGAGGCAAAATCAAAATCGTCTATGACCTATGTTGTCGAGGATGAATATCACGGTGTAGTTACCCTCGATGGTTTAATTATGGCGCGGTTTGTTGGAGAAACAAATGTTATTGTAGCCAACTATGAAGATTTGAAATACATAAAGCTAAATGTTGTGCCAACGGTTAATTTGTACCCTGAGCCAAACATAAATTATCCGGCGACAACAATTGATGAATTAATCAATGATTTGGGAACGCCTGATTCTCGAACCAATAACCAAGCTATTTATGAAAACTACTCAACCGCTTCAACAACGGCAGTATTCGATTTTAATAGCTACAACAGAGTTACCGGATATGGGGTATTCGTAAAATCTTCATATAATACTGAATTATTAACATTTCTTGGCGAAAGATATCAAGAGATACATGATGCTTCAACAAGCTATGATAAAACGTTTATAAATAACTTTGCAGAGGGAAAAGCAACGATGATAATCAGAATGATAGAGTTGGATTCGAACCACAGCTATGTTTCGTATTCTTTCAAAAACGCAACGGAATAAGAAGGGTTTATTATCAAAGAGAAAAAAGCGATGAGTAAGGAGGCGAAATGAATTTATGCAGATAATTGCAGTTCAAATAAAAACGTGAAAAATGAAAAAAATAATTGCACTGTCAGCCGTGTTGATGTTGTTACTTGTAGGCTGTTCGAAAGAGTATAAGTATGTAAAACTTAAAAAAAACAGCCTAGGTATTGTTGCTGAGAAATATGAAATAATAAAGGCTAAAGACAATAAGTCGGCCTATCAAGAAGCATACATCGATTTTTGCTCAACCGTAAAATCAAAGGTCGATGTGTACGGCGATAGCGATGTTGTTGGGTTTTTATTAACAGACGACAACGGGAATGATGTGGGAGAAACTGTTGACCGGAACGATCGAGAAACGATAGAATACGCATGTAATCTGGTGATGCAAAACGACTCTGTGGCTATTCTTATTGTAAATCGCTTTAAAGAAGCAAGGCAATATTGACCTGCATGTTTACCGAATATTATCTTTACACCAAGCCCTGCACCGTCAAAATGCAGGGCTTTTTTATTTTAAATTATTTTTAATTGAGATAATATAAATGTTCAAAAACATTTTTCAGAATGAACGAATGATATATATTTGAAGCACGAAAATTACTCAGACTTACACAAAGTCGAAACGAGCTACCCATTCAAAAAAACAATAACTATGAAGCTGAATGGAGTTTAAGAAATTCCCGGTACCGTCAATACCGGGTTTTTTGTTGGTCGTGAACCGACAGGGCTAAGCCCGGGTAGCCTGAATCCGGGCAACCAAAGAAAGGAGGTGTAATCACCATGAGTAATTTTCGTGTAAAAGACGGCAAGCAACAGAAGCTTGTATTTTGTCGCTATAGGACTGTAAACGGCCAACGTGTATATCCTAAAAACGCCAAATACTTCAGATTCTGGGTTGACGTTGAGAAGTAGTTTTTTTTTGACTTCGGGGTTTTTGTTTGACGGCTTAAACCCTGCTCCTGGGGGCGACTGTTTGACGGACAGCCGCCCTTTTCTATTCAGTTAAACGTTAACTGAATAGAAAAGTTTAATCAAATTACTATTCGGCTTCTGCAGTGGCATCCTCAAAGGTGGTGGTGTACTCCTGCTTATACACAAAAAGCTTTTTGTGCGGATCATCGCCCTGGCTTTTGCGGCTTAGGCTGTCGAACCCAGATGTTGAGAACCCTTGCAGTGCGGCATACACATCGGCAATAGTGTCGTACACGGCAAGCGACTCGTTGCGCTGTTGTTCGGCTACGGCTCCGGCTGTTCGCCGCTGCGAATCAAATGCAAGCTTTACGGTTACCAAGGCTACGCAATCCTGCAGGGTGTCGGTTTGCGACTTGCACGTTGGCAGCTTTATGCCAATAAGGGCACACGGGAATAGTACCGGTGGCGGGTCTTGGTTGAGCTGCCCGGTGTCGAGGTCGATCCATTTCAGTGCAGGAACTTCGGCCAGCAAGCGTGCCATAACGGCGGTGTAGATTGTTTTCATAAATAGCCCCCTCTGACTCCCCCAATGGGGGAGAATTTTAAAATTTCTATTTCGTTAAAATATCTTTTAAACGGCTTTTAATTTCCGTTTTAATGTTGGCGATCAATACAGCCGATTTGCCGATAAATGGGCGGGCAAGCATTTGGAATGCTTTTTTACCGTACACCTTGGCCATGCCGCCAAAGTTGTGAACCGATGCATAGGGCTTCTCGTTGTACACCCGCACACCTGTTTGTGTTTTGGTATAGGTAGTTGCCTCGCGCAGTTCGCCGGTTTCTCCGGTTAGTATTTTGGCGGTTGTTCGTGCGGCGCTAAACTTGCCCGTTTGACCGCTGTGGCCATACCACGGTGAGTCTGGATCGCGGCGTTTTACATTTGGCCACTTCTCCAGCTGCTGGTCTGTAAAGCCCTCGTTGACGAACGACTCCTTAAAGTGATTGACAGCCTCGACCCCGGCAATGTCCTTCATGGCATCTCCCTTTACGAAGTCCTCCAGCTCCTTTTGCTTCGCTTTAAACCGTTCGGCTAATTCGTTGGCATCCATGCTTGTTCGTTAAAAATAAATTCCTACATTTGTATTACTGCGTGTGCAGCCGGAGGGATCACCTGTAAAGGGATCGCTCCCCAGTCAGAGGGATATCGTTTTTAACGGTGTCCCTCTGTTCATTTCAGTCCAGCCTATCTGGCCAAAACACTTTTCGCAGCAAGTCAGCATCATATCTCACCAACCTACCATCGGCATGCATAATTACGATCTTTCGTAATGTAGCAGCCCTTCCCGGCTGTAGTGCTGCATAAAGAGCCGATTTCACATCCTTGTAACTTGCCTCGTTGATTAACCTGATCACAACTTCTCCCGCCTTTTGTGCTGAAGCCTCACGAATACCAGCCTGAATGGTGTTTCTCGCATTTTGCCCTCCTTGTGTTTTGAAATCAGAAAGCAGGTAGTTTTTCAAATTTATGGCATCCGGGCTTTTTTTACCCGGCTCATTTCTGACAGGGAGTAGGGCATATTTGTCGGCAAACTGTTTGGCAAGCGTACTGGCAATTTTGATGTTGTTTTTAGCCTCGTTGGCGTTCTGTCCGGCTGTTGGTACATCGATGTAGCCGCCCGATTTGTACGACTTGCGCTTAAAGTCTATCTCTTCCAGCCGTTGACGGATGCGCTCGGCACGGCGGGCCATATCCTCAATCTGCTGGCGTAGCGCGGCATCGGTATTGGTGTAATAGGCTGTTGCCTCGGTGTTGACTAGTTTCGCCGTTTGTCCGGGGTTATTTGCAAACACCGGATCAATGGGTTCATCTTCTCCCGGAACGGCTGTAGCGGCCTTGTTGGTCGGTTTTACGCTGCACTGGCAATTCCATGCACTTGGCGGCATGTGCGTTTCCCACCACACGTGGCGTATCGGAAGAATTGTACCAACATAAGTCAGGTGGTCGCCCCGCTGGTGTTCGGCAACACTCTCCAGATACTCCAGATTGGGGTAAAGGTGTTCGGTAGCCAGGTACTTGCGAAAGTTGACAGCCGCACGGGCAGATCGCACCGCCGTGTTGTACTCGGTTTGCAGCCAGCTGACATTGTAATCCTTTGATACATCAAGTGCCAATTTTTTAAACTTACTAAAGGAGCGCAGGTCTCCTTTTTCGTCAATCAATAGGTCAACGATCTCGTTGGTTTGCTGGTGGCTTTTAAAGGCGGCGAACACAGCGGTGTTCTCCCTGAACTCGCGTATAAAAGCGGCGTTTGTTTGTCCCCACTCAACCGACTCTTTGCCAACTTCGAGCGAAATTCCATCCTGCAGCGCCGTGTTTGTAATGTCGAACAGGCGCGGGTTGAATGGCTGCCCGCTTCCCTGCTCGTTCCATATCTCGCGCAGGGCTTCATCGAACAGGCTGGCAATGTTAATCGAGTAGCTGTCGGAAAGCTTAATGTTTCCGGCTATACTGTCTATCGATCTGCTGATGAAGTTCTGACGGCTTGCCCCGATCTTCGCCGGGGCTTCTGCGAAAAAATTACGGAGCCCTTTCTTCTGGTCAGCTCCCGAGCTGCCCTTGCCTGCTGCGGGTTTTGGCGGGTCGGTCTTTGGCGGTTTCGGGTCGGACACTTCGGCTTTAGGGATACCTGTAATTTCGTAGAAGTAATCATTTGAAACCGGGATGCCTTCTTTCTTCAACTGCAGCGCCATATCAACACGTTCTTTAGTGGTCATGTTTTCGCCCTGATCGGGGAAAGAGAAGAACCCACCAGCGGCATCGTACCCACGGGCAATGAGCAGCGGCACGAGCCACTTGTTGAGTTGGCGTTGCACGTACCGGCGGTCGGCCTGTGCAATGTCCTCTTGTGTATCCTGATGCACTTCGCCTTGCGATCGGCTTGATCCGCTAATGGTGGTCATGGTATTACCCAACACGGCAATCAGGATCTCTTCGTTGCAAGCAGCACGAAAGTCTTTATACAAGGTATTTGATCCTGAGCTTTTATTCTCGACAACCTGCAACTCAGCCTCTTTTGGTATGGCTGCCCTTGGGTTTGAGCCTATTTCTGCCAAGGCATCAAACAACTTATCGCGGGTAGCAGTGTCCATACCAGCATATTTACCAATGAGGAATGGCATGCCAAATATCTCGGCAAATTGCGCCCAATCGCCAAAGCCTCCACGTTTGTAAATCACGTAAGGAGCTGCCCGAAACAGAAAGCCCAGGTCGTAATCATCGCCACATTCCAGAATCCACGGGTCGTTGGCGTATTCGTAGCCGGTCAACATACCTTCGCGCTCAATAATGTAGCGCTTCCGCTCCGATAAACGGCGTTCGAGGTTGGCAATGTAGATGTGTTTGCGCGGGAAAGAGAATACATCGAAGTCCGGTGCAAACATGGCTTCGATCACCGATTTCCCCCAGCCTTTTGTTAACACGATTTCACGAATCAGCAGCTCGAATGCAGGCGTGTCAATCAGGTCGTCAATTGCTTCAACGTTGTTTCCATTACGTTGAAATGTAATTTCAGCGTTTGTAATTGCCCCAACTCGCTTGTCAACCGCATCGGCCAGTACGGGGTCGGCCAGCAGATTTTCATACAGGTTGTACAGCTTTGACCGAAAGCCTGACTTCGCCGAGTTTACGGCTTCGCGCCAAGTGGTAATATCGGCACTTTCGACCCGTGCCTGCCGGATGGTGAGCGACTGGATGACTTTCTCCGATTCGGATGATTGGTATGTTCGTTTGTCTGCCATAATGAACAGGTTTAAATGTAATTACCACGTTTGGGGTTGCTGCCTATCTTTATTGGAGAAGTGTTTTCATCCTCGCCCGTTTCGGGATCGACCGGAACGGGGAATCCCGGACTGATATCTCCCCGCTGTACCCCTTTAAGCCATGCAATGGCGGCATTATAACGGCGCTCACGCAGCTCGTAATCCACATTTGGGCGGGCAATGTTAATGTAGTGCCACACGGCGATATCCTTCACCCAAATGAGCAGCAGTTGGTCGCGGGCATCGGCTGCGGCATTGAATACGGCATTGATATCGTAAGCGTGCAGATAGCCTTTAGCCTCTTGTTCTGCTCCCTTTATTGCGGCCAATAGCAGCGTTTGGTCGTTGCCCGAAATAGCTGTTATTTGCTCCGGGAATAAGTGTGTATTTATTTCTTCAGCTGATACAAACATAGCTTTCAGTTTTAGATGCGTTTTTGGTTGCGTGGCTGTTTCCACGTTTTCACAGCCTCGGGCTGCATGGTTGCAATCTTCTCATTTGTAATCTGAACACCACCCTCCACGGCATCGGGGCCATCGGCAGCAGCCTTTAGCTGGATGGTGAATAACTTGAATTGCTCTTCGAGCCGTTTCATGTGCGGGTTGTCTTTCTCTGCAATATTGAAAATGAGTTGCCCGTTACGGTTTAGCGGTTCAAGCGTACCCTCAATACGGAATGCCTTTTCAGGTTTCTTCCGCTCGTCAGGCGTAATATTGATAAAGCCCTTTTCTTTCCCCTTCCGGTTGAAAAGCGGCATGATGACCTGTTCGTAAAATGGGTCTTGCAGCGAGTTGTTCTCGATGTAGTTATACAGCTGGGTGCGTCCGGCCACATAATCGCGCTGCGCATAAGTCCAGTCAACAAATGTTTCCTGATTTACCTGATCGAGAAAGCCCGTATAGATGTAGAACTTACCGTCCTTATAGCCAATAAGAAACTGCGACTTAAAGCTTTGCCCGCTCTTCTGCTTGTCTTTGTTCGAGGTTGACGGGTCGCAGTAGTTGATTATGAACGGAAGCTGGTTAAGCGGCGGGCATTTGCCCCAAGTGAGTTCTTTAAAAATATCGCCCTCACTTAACGGGTTGTTCATGTACTCGGCCTGATAGGCTTTGGTGCTGATCTTAGCCTTGATACGGGCAATATGTTCCGGTTTATTCTTATCCGGCCAAGTGCTGTTTCCGTCCTTGTCTTCAAGATTTACAGTATCAACCTTGTCGGCCATTCTGGATGCACGGGCAATACAACAGTCGTTAGCGATGAGGTTACCCAGGAAGATTACCTGAAATGCCTTAGATACCGAACGGGTTGGGAAAACAGCATGCTCAAACCATTCCCAGCGCTTTTTGATGATTTCCGGGTTACGCACATCCTCATCCGTATCGATATCGGAAATAATCACCTTGTCGGGGCGCACATCTTCATTACGGCTACCACGTGGCGACTGTCCGGCACCAATAGCCAGGAACGAAACACCGTGCGTTGTTGTAAAGTCGCCGTAAGCCCAAGATCCGGGCATTTGCTGTATGCCATAGTCGGCAATAATGCGCTCGTTTGCTTGCAGGTTAATGCGGTATGGTTCTAAAAGCTCAGCCGCTTTATACTCATTGCACGAAATAAAAAGGATGTTCTTTTTTACGCCTGTTAACGCCTGAAAGAGCGTGTTCATCATTTCAACCACGTCCTTAGCCAACTCGCGGCTCCACACGCGCACCTCGTACCATTCCGGGTTGTTTAGCTCTCTGGTTGTAGCCCGCTTGTGAAAAGGAGCCGGAGGAGCATAGCAGTATTTCGGGAAGTAGTAGGCTTTCCACGCTTCTGGATCGTCTTCGAGCCGTTTAATGCGTTTGCGCTTCTCGGCTTCGCTCTCGTTGCGTTCGGCTTCAACCTGAGCAATAAAGCTTTCGTAGTAACTATCCCACTCGCGGGCAGCTTGCCGGTCAATTGGTTTTATGGTATTGCCTCCTGCCATTATCCCTTGAGTGAGTGTTTAATGAAGTCGTTGAAAATGCCGGATATCTCGATTGCCTGAACCGGGTTAATGGGGCGCAGCCAGTTAAGCAGGCGCTTAGACACTTCAACAATGTCGGCAATGCTTGCCTCTGTTTCGAGCGATCGGATTGATGAGGTAAGTTTATTAAGCGTGTCGGCTTCTTTGGAGTTGGCGTAGCGTTCGCCAACAGGCCTTGCTTCGATGGCTTTCGTCAGCTCATCGAACTGCGCATACAGGCGGCCAAGTTGCTTGTCGCGGGTGACCAGCATTTGGCGGCGAATGTCGTCCCAATTGCCATCCGGGCTATTTACCCATTTATTCATCGTTACGGTTGAAATGCCAACCTTTTCAGCAACTTCCTTTTGAGAAAGGTTATTGACCACATACTCTGTATATGCCCATTCCTTCTTTTGCTTAATTGTTAAATGCGCCATTTGTCCGGTGATTTTGGTTCGAAAGTACACTGTTTTTAATGTGAAAACTAAAAAGGTGTTAGCATCTATTATTACTGTATTAGAATTAGATACATAATTTGCTTGAAGTTTTACTTTAAGCTTACTTGGCTGAAAAATTGAGCGCAATGGAAAGAGTCCCATTTCAAATAACGGCAGTTAAAAAAGGCAAAGTAGCCAAGGTTGCAATCATTGGAGAGATTGGCTGGGAGGTCAATTCTTCTGCTTTTATGAAAGATGTTGATGCCTTGGTTAAAGACGGATGTACCAATGCGCACCTTTATATTAACAGCGTTGGCGGTAGCGTGATAGATGCAAATGAAATAGCGAATATCCTACTTGAAAATTTCGAAGAGATTACGGGAGACGGAGGAGCAATTGTTGCAAGCGCAGCTGCCTACCTAGCCGTGCACTGCAAAACGTTCACGATGCCATCAAACGGGCAATTTATGGCACACCGCCCAAAGGGTGCTGCTTACGGCGATGTAAAAGATATTGAAGCTTACCTGAAGATGGTAAACGATATCGATAGTGAATATCTCGAAAAGTTCAAAGCAAAAGCCACCGACCCGGATGGTTTCGAAAAACAATGGAAAAGTGGCGCTGATTATTGGATGAATGCCAAAGAGGCAAAGGATGCCGGGTTTGTATCCTCTATTCGGGAGAAAGTTAAAGCCGACAACAATACTACCAATATGCTGCGTGCCTGTGCAGCATCTGTTCGAGAGCGCATGTCTGAATTTTTAACCAAAGAAAATACGAATATGGAAAAGTTAGTAGCATTACTTCAACTTCCGGTTGGTTCGTCTGAAACCGACCTTGTTGCAGCCATCAATAACATTATGACTGCAAAAAATACCGCAGAAAAAGACCTTAAAACAGAGCAAAGTAAAACTGCTGAGCTACAGGGCAAGCTCGATGCCATTGAGCTGAAAGAAAAAGAAGCCTTGAAAGCCGAAGCAAGCACGCTGGTTGATGCCGCGTTGAAAGATGGCCGACTGAGCGACAACGAAAAAGGAAGTGTAAAAGCTTTCTGGCTAAGTGCTTTTGAAGCCAACCACGAAGGTGCGAAAGCTGCTTTGGAAGCCTTGCCAAAACGCACAGGTGCGCAACAGCAACTGCGTGACGATGCCGGTGAAGGAGAAACCGCATGGGAAAAACGGCAGAAAGAAATCCAAGAGAACGCCAGCAAGTAAGCTGGTTTTACTTGGCGATTACGATAACAAAAATCTATTACAAACAACAAAAATAGAATACGATGAAAGCGAGTAGATTCATTATTGCATTTTTTACAGCCCTATTGTTCAGTGCAATTGTAGGTGCTGTTATCGCGCATTCAGTTGGGGTCAATCCAGCTATTGGAGCAGTAGCAGGTATGGCAATAAGCATTGCCAGTATGGCTTTGCCAAAACTTGCAGGTGTTTTACCTATGGCCATTAACATTACAACCGTTTACACCGGCGAGGTGCTTGACGAGTTGCTTGTTCGTGCCTCTACGGGTAACGAGTTAGTAAATGGCGGTCACATCCGCTTAGTGCCTGGAATTAAGAAGAAATTCACTATCCCCAGACTGAAAGCAGGCAAGATGCTTCAAAAGCGTAAGGAGCAACCTGTTGACGGTGATTCAAAAGGCGATTTTACTTACGATGAAAAATATCTGGAACCGCAAGATGTTATGGCGTTCACCACCTTTAACCCTCGACTGTTCGAGAGTATTTGGCGGCCTTACCAGCCAACAGGTGCGTTGGTATTCCGTGAATTGCCTCCTGCTGTTCAGAATAAGATGCTTGCCGAATTGGCAAAGGTTGTCGATTTCGAGTTGGGCGGCGAATTTATCAACGGCGTAAAAGGAAATGATGAAGGTCAGTACTTCGATGGTATTTTGACCCGCATCGCAGCCGATGCCGATGTTGTCAAAGTTCCAACTCCCGTTGGCTTGACACAGGCGAACATCATCAGTAAGATGAAGGCCGTTCGCACGTTGATCCCGAAAGCGGTTAAGAAAAACCCGAACCTGAAGCTTTTCATGAGCATCGAAGATGCCGAGAACTACGAATACGAATTGACCGATAAGCCAAGCAAGGGTGCTGATTATACCAACATGAACCCCGAACGGTTCAAGGGTATCAAAATCGTACCGCTTGCCGATTGGCCCAAAGACGTGATTGTTGCTGCTGTTGCAACTCCAAACTTGGATACCAACTTCTGGGCAGGTGTTGACTTTGCCGATGATCAGGATATTATCCTGATTGACAAGCTGACCAATTCCGGTGAGAAGTATTTCTTCAAGATGTTACTGAAAGCAGACACCAACATTGCCTTTGGTGAAGATATCGTACTGTATGATGGACGTGACGCGGCTGTAGCTGCCGGATCGACTGACTTGGATGACCTGGTATTCTCAGCAGGTGCATTGGTTCCGGCATTCGATCCTGAAACACGTGCATATACCATTGCAGTTGCGAATGGCGTTGACGAAACAACCATTACCGCAACTGAAGGACAAGATGGTCAGATCATCAAGATCGGATCTACAGTACTTGAAAGTGGTGTTGCTTCTGCTGCTCGTCCGCTGGCAGTTGGCGAGAACATCCTACCGGTTGCTGTTACCAGCGCCGATGGCCTGACTACCGAGTACTACACTGTAATCATTACCAGAGCTGCTGCATAATTGATGAAGTAAGCCGGTTGGTTTGATATACCGGCTTACTTCTACTTAAACCCCGATTATGGCAAAGCTTAAGTACCTCGTTATTCACTGCACCGATACGATGCCCGGACGCGAAGTATCGAGCGAAGAACTGCGCCACTGGCATACCGACCCCAAACCGCGAGGCAATGGGTGGAAGCAAGTAGGCTACCGGGGCATGTTTCATTTGGACGGTGAGCAGGAGGAACTGGTGCCGAACAACAACGATGCAATTGTTGACCCTTGGGAAATGACCAACGGCGTTGAAGGGCATAACAGCGAGTGCGAGCATTGGGTTTATGTTGGCGGTCATGGCGGCGACACCCGCACGCCAAAGCAGAAAGCGGCAATGGCCGAAGCAGTGAAAGCATATCACCGCCTACACCCAACGGTGAAGATTGTCGGGCATTATTATTTCAACCCGAAAAAAAGCTGCCCGAATTTCGATGTACAGGGGTGGTTAACCGAAATAGGTATTCATCAAGTTCTTTAACATGGATTACATCAATACGATCATTGCGGCAATCATTAGTTCAGGCTTTACCGGGACTGTTACGTATTGGGTCACCTTTAAGTCGATGCGGAAAAAGGCGAGCGCTGAGGCCGACTCGGCAGAGCTTAACAATGTTCAGGTAGCAATTAAAATATGGCGTGATATGGCGCAAGATCTTGCTGTCAAGCTGGACGAGTTGCAGACGAAGTACGACAGTGTACTTACACAGGTTGACGAAATGCGAAAGTCTATTGATAAGTTGAACACTTCGAATGCCCGAATATTAACGCTGCTAAACAAGATGAAGCCGGAGAATTTCCAGCGCATCATTAGCGAAATTGAAAAGGAGTTGAAAAATGCACGCGAGTAGATTCATATTATTAGTCATATCGCTTTTGGTAATTAGCCTGGGCGGGTGCAAAACAACCCGCGAGTATGGAAAGACAAAGAGCCAGGTGGTTGAAACGGTTGAAAACGACATTCAATCAAAGGCTGACAACTCAATAGCTGAATCAACAACCGATTCTGTTTCGGAGAACGAAACAGCCGAAGAAATCAGGGTAATTGAGGAAACCATTGTTGAGTTGAGTAAGCCAGACACCAGTGGGGTGCAGTACCCGGTGAAAATTACCACCCGAACTGAAACTGCAGGTAAGCAGAAGAATCGAAATGCCGGGAAGGTTAGCACCTCGAATACGACAACCGCAAGCACAGAAATAACCAGCGACAATAGTAAATCACAGGTAACGAACAACACCGATAAAAACACGAAAGTTGTGACCAAGCAGCGGCGTAATTGGGTTCCTGTTCTGATTGTACTTGCACTTATTGGCCTGTTGGCACTACGATACCGAAAGCCTATTGCTACGGCATTTAAACGGGCTTTCAACTAGAAACTGTTTTTGAAAACTTTTTAAATCTGATAAAATGGCAGAGACTCTATTACTCAAAACTCGAGTCAGCAAAATTCAAATGGCTGACCCTGTTGCCTCGAAAGCTGCGTTAGACGCAATGCTTGAGGGCGACTGGACTGACCTTCCCTTGACGCTTCGTGACGATGAGGTTTCGATTAATGATGAAGAACCGGAAGAAAGCGAAGTATTTTCTCACGAAAATGACCCGGCAGAGGATTACGATATCATTGGACAGGGTTCGACAATTACCGGTTCGTTTATTAAAGCATCCCGCGCACAGCTGGTCGCACTGATGGGTGGTACATCGGAAGGAGCTGATACAGCAACACGGATTCACCGTTCGGCTAAACGCCTGCTGCTGAATAAAGCCTTGAAGTTTACGCTGAAAGACGGCAGCACCATTATTGTGCCTAATGCAAAGGGCTATGTGAGCTTACAGTCGTCAATTGGCTTTGGCGGGGTTACAAAATACCCGTTCCGATTTAAAGCACTTGTAGCTGCAAGTGATTGGGATGTTGACATCATCTTCTAACGAAAATGGATGTACGACTGCAAGCAGCTGACTGTTTACTGGATAAGGGCGTGCGGTTTCGACTGCCCGCCCCTTTTTATAAACGTTGGCTGAAACGTGATCGGCTCGATGTTCGCCCGCTTCGTGCCGGGGCTATAATTGAGATCGCCAAGGTAATTATAACAAACGAGCTGGAGGAAAAAATAAAGCTGGAGGAGTGGGCATTTCTGGCTCAGAACATTGAACCCATTGCCCGCTGCACTGCCATAGCCGTCTTGGGCACGAAGGAGAAGATTGAAAAGGAAACAGACGCGTTGACACAGAAGCTACTTTGGAAGATACCTGCAGGCAACCTGGTTGAGATGTTCCGGGTGATTGCCGTTCAGAACAGGCTATCGGATTTTACGAGTATTACCAGATTGTACTGTCATCAGACGATGATGATGATGAACCCGAAGAATCTGGGGCAGTAAAACGGCGGGAGTCAAAAGGCACGATGGATGGCCTTCATAGCCCGTTTGGAGTTATCGGGAAAATAATGGATACCCGTGGTTGGACACGTGAACAAGTGCTTTGGGGTGAAAGCTGGATTAGCCTGATTATGCAACAGGTAGATCAGGCCAAATACGTGAAGAAAAAAGCACTGACAGTTGACGGAGCGGAAGCACTGCGGGAAGCAATGGGAAGGTAAAACATAGTAATGAGACGTGAGTAATGAGCGATGAGACTCGCTATTCACTACTCGTTACTCAACACAAAAAGCGATGAGCGACTTTGATCCGGTAGAAATACGAATTGATTACGTGCAGAACGTTGACACCGAAGGTAAGAAAGCTTCGGATGCCATGGATGACGTTGCCGCTTCGAGTAATAAGATGTCGAAAGAGGTCGAGAAATCTGTTGCGGCGCAGAAAGTGGTAATCGATAACCTGCTTAAAGAGATTAAAGCACTGCAGGCGCAGATGGGCAAAAAGGTAGATACCGGCGATGAAAAGCAGATTGCCGAGAAGCAGGATCTCATTGCCAAGGTTGACCTACTCAATAAAAAACTAAAGGAACAAGAGGCCATTTTGGAAAGCCTGCGCAAAAAGAACAATACGCCAAACCCAGGTACCTTGCCGGGATTGCCGAAAGATCCGGCAGCTTATGCAAAAAGTGTAAACCAACTAGGTTACTCGGTTCAGCAGGTAGCACGCGAATTGCCATCGCTGGCCATTAGCCCGCAAACCTTTATTCTCGCTATCTCAAATAACTTACCGATTCTTCAGGATCAGTTGCGGAAAACCCGCCTGCAAAACGAAGCCTTGAAGGCCAGCGGGCAGTCAACCGTTCCGGTTTGGAAACAAGTAGCCGGTTCAATTTTCAGCTGGCAAACGGCTATGGTGGCACTGATTACCGTTGGCGCTGTTTACGGGAAAGAGATAGCGGCATGGATTGGGAAAACTCTACAGCTTGGTGATGCTGCAAAATTAACCGGAGCCGAGGTAAAAAAGATGACCGGCGAGCTGAGTAAGAACTTCGGGACAGAGCTTGGAAAGCTTGATTCGTTGTTTGACCGGTTGAAATCGGCAGAGCAAGGAACAGCAGCCTACAACCGCGCCCGAAAGGATATTATTGACAGCTATGGTAAGTATCTGAACGGGATGGACAGCGAGATTACGAAGCTGAACAATATTGAAGGGGCTTACCATGCTATTCGTGAAGCCATTATTGAGGTGGCAAAGCAAAAGTCGCTCGACCAGCTGTACACCGAGCAATTTACAGAAATGCGCAAGGTTGTTGATGCGCAACTCCCTAAGATAAGAAAGCTCTTTGTTGGAAGATGGGGAGAAGGGATTGGGCAAAGCTATTATGAGCAACTCCAGCGAGAGCTTGAATCGGGGAAGGGACTTAGCTACCAAATGAAGCGAATCGTTGACGACTTCAAAAAAACAGAAAGCCGCATTACTCCAGGTACAAACGGGCAGTCGTTCTATGAGGTTGAAGTAAACGCGATGCGGGAGGCAATTGATATTGTTGCCGAAGCACAGAAAAACGCAAACAGCAAGATTGAACAGGGAAAAGCATTGTTTAAAAGTCTGTATGGTTCTTCAGTCGAAGCAGCCAGCTCGCTTATAGCCGAACAGGAGTTATTGCTGGAACAGGCCAAGTTGATGCCCGAGAAAACGGAAGCTGAGATTGCTGCCAAAAACAAAAAGATTGAAGCGATAAACTCCGAGATAAAGCGGCTGAAAGAGCTGGGAAAAACACAGGATAAAGATGCCAATGATCGCGTTACAGCAGCTGAGGAACTGGCACAGAAGGAGCAGGAAGTCGAGATTATGAAAACAAAGGCCATCATCGCACTTATGGAGGATGGGCTGGCAAAGAAAAAGGCTTTGGCAAAGCAGGATTATGACGAAAGGCTTGCGCAGTTAAATAAGTTGGAGAAGGATTATCTGGATAAGCTGAACAAGCGCAAAAACCTGAAGCCTACTGACTCCGGCTATATTACATCATTATCGGACTATACCCAAAAAAACCCGAATGACACGCGGGCTACTGCTTACTTAAAAAACCTGAATGATCTGCGGTTAACAGCCGACCGTGAATTTGTAAACACAGCCGAGAAGCTAGAGAACGATGCAGCCGACACGCGCAAAAAGATATGGGCTTCGGCAACGCAGGCTTTTTTGAGCAATGTGGATAAGGAGAAACAGGCTATAAACGAGAAGTATGACGAGCTGATTAAGAATGCGACCGAGGCAGGAGCTACGCAAGCCGAGATCGATAATCTGATTAAACAACGTGCTCAGGCACTGGCTCAGGTGCAAGGCGATTCAGCTTTGAAGTTGTCTACTTTTTACAGTAATGCGTTTGGCGATATTGACCGTTACGGCACATCGGCATTGAAAAACCTGAAACAGCAGATAGATGAGGTGCTCGCATCTGCCAAACAAATCGATCAGGGTGGGAAAACATTGATTCAGGTTGAGATGCCGACCGATCAATTTGATAAAGACGGGAACCGGATCAAAGAAACCGTCAATTTAACCATTGAAGAATTTGCAAGGCTTCAAAATAAGGCTGACGATGTTTCAAATACGCTTAAAAGCAGAAACCCGTTCAGGGCGTTGGCTGAAAGTTGGAAGGATTTTAAAAAAGCAATAGACTCAGGCAATAAAGATGCGGTGTCGAATGCGACAAAAGACCTGATTGACAACGCAAAGGTTGCCGTTGGGCAAATTGAGGATCTTAGTTCAGGGCTTCGAGAGGCGTTTGGTAATGATGTTGGTGATGTTGTAGACCTGATGAACGGCATTGCTGATGGCGCATTGAGTATAGCCGAGGGCATATCAAGCGGGAATCCTGTTGCTGTTATCAAGGGGGTATTGCAGGTTTATAATTCCCTTACAACAGGCGCAAAAGAATACCGGGCAGCGCAAAGGGAATGGCTAAACGAGTTGATTGCACTGCAGGTGAAATACAATGCCGTTTTGAACGAACAGATCCGGTTGCAGGCTGAAGCGAATATTTTCATTACTGACTATGCAGCAATTGCCGTCAATGCAGCCAAAGCTCTTACTGATGCACAGCAGAATTTCAATGGCCAGCTTGTTAGAACGAAAAAGATTTTATCAGAAGGCGACCATGGCGATATTATAGGTAAGGAAATAATCAACGAAAGTCTTGAAGAATACCTTGCCCGAATGCCTATAAAAATAGGTGTTAAGAAAAAGAAGTTTTTGGGTATTACGGTTGGTAAAGAAGATGTGTACGGTAGCTTA